AGCCGGTGGGGCATCACGGGTTTTACTCACTGTCTCCCGAAGGTTCCGACACGGTGGTTTTGTTTCCCGGCGGTGACCGCTCCATGGGCCTGGTTGTTTCGGCTGAGGATCGCCGCTACCGCCCCCGTGATTTACAGCCCGGAGAGACGGTTATCTACAACACATCCGATCAACTCGGACCAGAAGAAGAGCTACCGGAAGAGCCGGAAGGATTACCCGAGGGGGTGAGCTGGCCCACCGCTCCGGAGCCTTCCGGACCAGGTGAAATTCCGCCTTCCGGGCCACCTCTTTGCCGCATCCACCTTAAGGATGGCCGTGTAATCGAAATAAGCGGTAACCAGCTCAACGCCACCGCCTTGGAATCAATCTCCCTGTTTGGCTCATCTGAAGTGGAGGTTTCAAGCACGGGATCAATTAAACTTTCCGGTACCGGGTCGGTTGAGCTTTCCAGCACGGGAGCAATCACCTTGGCCGCCCCCGAGGTTAAGGTAACCCCCATGGAAGGCCTGGAACTGGATCTGGTGGAGCTGGTGGGAACCACCCCCACAACCCAGCCCGTGGCCCATATTGGGGATCCCGTGGAAGTCGAAATAAACGGGACTACTTATTGCGGTGAAATAGTTGAGGAGTGCACCGGTGTCTGACATTGCCCATAGCTACGACAACAACACTCCGGGCGGAGACCTGGCCCTGGATAACGGCCTTTTGGCCACAGACAGCGGCTTGGAAACCGCTGTGTTGCATTCCCTTTTTAGCGATGCGCGGGCGATGGATGAAGACCCCATCACAGACGGAAACCGGCGCGGCTGGTTTGGGGACCTTTTGGCGCCGGATGAAAAAGATTCCTACGGCTCTCGGCTTTGGCTGTTGCATCAAGAAAAGCAGACCCCAGAGGTGCTGCTAAGGGCCAAGGAATACGCGGAAGAGGCATTGGCCTGGTTTATTACAGACGGCATTGCCGAATCTGTGGAGGTGGAGACCTCATATCCGGCACGCGGCCTGCTGCATCTTAAAGTACGCATAACTTTGACCAGCGGAGCTATGGAGACCTTCAGTTTTGACAAATCCCTGGAGGGATAGGCATGCCCCTTGAGCGCCCGACATTGAAAGAAATTGAAACCCGCATCCGTGCTGATCTAAAGGCCCACCTGCCGGAATCTGATCCAGAACTCAGGCGCGGGAATTTGCAAGTGCTCTCCCGTGTGGAAGCTGCGGCAGTCCACGGGCTTTACGGCCTGGCTGAAAGCATAGCTCTACAGCTAATGGTTGATACGGCGGAAGCTGAATACCTGGAGCGGCACGCGGGCATCTGGGCCGTGTACCGGAAACCCGCGTCCAAGGCGGGCGGACAGCTACTTATAACCGGCGCCAACGGCCACGGCTTGGGGGTGGGGGCGGAGTTCAAGAGGGCGGATGATGTGAGGGTGGTTTCTAGGGCTGAAGCCGTCATAGCGGATGGAGAGGCCCTGGTGGACGTGGAAGCGGTGGAAACCGGAGCAGACGGCAACGCGGAAGTTAACACCGGCTTCACCCTTATCAGCTATGCCAACGGCATCAACCCCACGGCCAAAGCGGCAGCCGGCGGGCTCACCGGCGGAGCCGATGCGGAGACCGACGCGGCATTAAGAGCCCGCCTGCTTAAGCGCATCCAGCAGCCCCCCGAGGGCGGCAGCGAAAACGACTATGTAGCCTGGGCTCTGCAGCTTCCGGGCGTAACCCGCGCCTTTGCCTACCCCAACCGTACCGGCCCGGGAACCGTGGGGCTCACCTTCCTGATGGATGATGCGGAGAGCGGCCCCATACCGGCTGCCCAGGACCTGGCCGACATGGCCGACCACATTGAAGCCTTGCGGCCGGTGACCGCGTTTGTGCAGGTGTTTGCCTGTGTGGCCGTGCCGGTTGCCTTTGAAATTGAACTGCGCACCAAAGACACCGCCCAGATACGTGAGGCGGTGACAGGTTCCCTTGAGGATCTCTTCAGGTACGAGAGCGAACCTGAAGGCGGCCTGCTTATAAGCCATATACGCGAAGCAATCAGCACGGCGGCCGGAGAGTTTGACCATGCCCTGATTAGCCCCACCACGGACCTTACAGCAGGCGCGGGTGAGCTGCTCACCCTTGGTGCCATCACCTGGAGCTGACCATGGCCAACGCACCAGAATACGCCCAGCTCCTTATGATGCTACTTCCCACCGGCGATATCTGGCCCAGGGAGGCGGACAGCACCTTGGGCCAGCTCATGGCCGCCAAGGCGGAAGAGCTGGCCAGGATGGATGCGGCCCTTATGCGCCTGGTTGAGGAATCCGACCCCAGAAGCGCCTTTGAGCTGCTCACAGACTGGGAGCGGGTCTGCGGCTTGCCCGACAAGTGCAGTGAACTGACCGATACCCTGGCGGATCGGCGGGCGGCGGTGGTCACCCAGCTTACCGCCCTGCCTGCAGAGACCCCGGCCAGCTACCGGGCCATGGCTCAAACCCTGGGCTATGAAGTGAGCATTACAGAGTTCCGCCCGTTTAGCGCTGGCTCTGAAGCAGGAACCCCTGCATATGGGGAGAGCTGGGCGCACGCCTGGCAAGTCAACGCGCCGGAAACAACGGTGCAAAGTTTTCGAGCAGACAACGCAACCGCCGGTGAGCCGCTTAGGAGTTGGGGTAACGACAAATTGGAATGCGTAATCCAGCAGCACGCCCCGGCCCACACTGTAACCCTTTTTGCTTACGGGAGCTGACATGCACAAAATAGACGGCCCTGGACACGTTGATAATACATTTACCGAGGGCAACCCCACGACCGGAACGCCCGCGACTGTGGTGACTGCGGACTGGCTGAATGCGGTTCAAACCGAAATCGCAAATGTAATAACAGAGCAAGGAATTACACTCGATAAAGAAGATAACACGCAGCTTAATGCTGCGATTGATAACGCTATAAACGGAGCGGTTAATAACGTTAAGCAAAATCATATAATCAGGTTCAGTTTGATGGGAAACGTGCAGTTGGGAGCAAACCTGCTATACATGATAGCCGGAGTCAGTGGGACAGTAAAATCAGTAGTTTTGCGGCACGCAGGTACAGGCACAGCAAATGTCAGAGTCTGGGGGTCCGGCTGCGAATTTTTTACGGGAGATGTCACATCTTCCAGCGCCGAAGCCAATGATATAAACGAGGCATATACAAAAGCCGGTTGGATAATAGTTGACATCAACTCCATATCAGGGACAGTCAATAATCTGTGTGGAGCGATAATTATAGAGGGGACATAATAATGGCTTTATCAGTAAAAATTATCTCGAAAACCGATACGGAAAAAGGTTTTGTAGTTAAATTTGAAGGTTATCAGGATGGAGAAAAAATCCTAGAAACCGCTCTGCATTTTTCGCGTACTCATACAGCCGAACAAGTGCTTGCGATTTGTCAGGAGGAAGTTGAAATAGCGGCAACCCCCGTGCCCGACTCGCCTGATTTGTCCCACCTGATCGACCAAGACTACGAGATTGACCCGGCCAGGGCGCATCCGCTTTACGGCATCACCGATCCTGCCCAGGCAAAAAGCCGCGTAGAGCGCATGATAGCCACAAGATTAGAGCAGCTCATAGCCCAAAGCGGTCTGGTTGATCGCTATCCCGGCGTGGAGCGTGATACCTGGGAACGCCAGATTGAAGAGGCCACCAAACACAAGGCAGGCAGTGAAAGCGCCTTTATCACTGGAGTGGCAAACACTGATGCCGGGGAGACACCCGAACAGTTTGCGGATTCCATTTTGAATAATGCATCTCAGTTTGTGGCTGCGGCCACCCCGCTTTTCAAAGCCAAACATGCATTGATTGATGCCTTGGATACCCTGCCTGATGACGTGTCAGCCATAAAGGATTTTTTTGATAACCAGGTACTTAACTGGAGTCTGTGATTATGGCATGGACCAACCTAGGTGGCGGTGACCACGGCGGCGCGAATTGGACCCCGGCAAACGGCACATCAATAGCTGGGGACCATATCAACATAGGCACCTTCACGGTAGCCGCTGGGGTAACGATCTATGTCCATCCTTGCAGCGGGGCGAACTACGGCGAACTAAAAATTGAAGCCCAAGACATTGTAATTGATGGAACGCTTGACGCAAAAGGC